CTGTCGTTAGCATGGCGATGCATTATTTTCCGCATGCGTGCTACCGCTCAGCAGAGCGAGCATTGATCGGCAGGCACATTAGAGTTATGCCCAAATGGGACAAACTATATATACAAAATTGCTGGACAGACGTGCACAAGATGCTCTTCGATGGACTTAAAACCAACGTTAAGCGCATGGACCCTTACGTTTGGGCAAACAATCCAAAATGGCCCAAAAGTAAGCGCTCCATTGCTATGAAGGCAGTGCGAAAATTAACAAATTTGACGAAGAACGATTGCCGTAGAAAAGCTTTCGTAAAGAAAGAACAAGTTCTTGTAGAAGGAGATGATTTTAAAAAGGACCTGAGAGAAAGATTCATTCAGGCGGCCTCACCAGCGTATAATGCGGTAATGGGCCCAATGTGCACAGCGTTTGCTAAGGAAATCAAACGCGCCTGGAATGGCATTGATCACGTTTTACATTATGCGTGTGCCAACTCCAGAGATCTGTGCGAAGTAGTCGCACACCACCAAAGCCGCGGTCTTACTTGTTGTATGGCAACAGACTTCAGCGCATTCGATTCGACTGAGCATGATGATTTATTAGAGATTGAGCGTAGAGTAATCCGCCATGTCATGCAGCGATTGAGCGCAAATGAAGAGTTCGCTTTAAAAGCGCAATGTGAGACCGAAGGTATTATTGATTGTCATGATGATGGCGTTAAGATCGCCTATGGTGGCAAAGGTGGACGGAGGCGCAGTGGCGATGCTGACACCTCTGTAGGCAACACTGTCATCAACGCTTATTCACAGCTGAGCGCGTTAACACGCATCGCTGGTGTTAAGCAAGTCCAGGAGTGGATCGAAGCCGGAGATTTCGTTTTCCACATTCTTGGCGATGATATGTTCATGCAGTGCACCGGCCCGGTTGCTTTAGCTTATAAGCAAGCGACACAAACCGATCATTTTACCCGTTTAGGCTTGAAGGTAACGCTTGATTTGGTCGACGGAACCCTATGGGACGTCGTCTTTCTCCAGCGAATGTTTTACTCCGCTGATACATCGGATGGCGGACCACCTATTATGGCAGTCCCCAACGTGGGACGCTGTCTCCAGCGCGCTTTCGCCAAATATGTTGGCTGCAAGCAGTTTCATGCTGAGAGTGCGGCACACGCGAGAGCTGTGTGTCAAGGTTTGGTCTGCTATTTTGGCGGCTTTCCAGTCGTAGAGAAGTTTCTCCGAAAAGTTATGGAAGTCGCTGAGGTGGAAGCAGCGAGTATCACAGAGAAGAAGAAGGAAGAGATTGCTAC